CTTTTAATATGTTTAAAAGCTTTATGATTGAATCCCGTTGCATAAATCCCTTCAAAGGGAATATTATGTGCTTGAAGATAGGAATGAAAACCCATTGCCCCAAGACCAATCGACCTTTCTCTATAAGCTGAGTAAGCTGCTTTGGTAAATCCTTCTTTACCTTCTTTAATGTGTTTTTTAAATCTTTCATAGTTTGCATTATAACCTCCGAGATTATTCATGTCTATTGCATTATCAATAAAGTGTTCTAAGACATTATCTAACATAGTAATTAAATCTTTAATAAAGTTTTTATCTTCAGACCAATCATCAAAATGTTCTAAGTTAACACTAGATAAACAACAGACAGCAGTTCTTTCTTCGTTAGTTGGTAAAGTAATCTCAGAACATAAATTACTTTGTTTAATTTCTAGTCCTAAATTTTTTTGTCCTTGAGGTAAAGCATCATTACAGTTATCAAGGTTAATTATATAAGGCTCACCAGTTTCTGCTCTAGCATCTAGTATCTTAGACCATAACTCACGTGCTTTTATAATCTTAACTGCTTCTTTAGTCTTAGGGTCTATTAGTCGCCAATCATCATCTGTTTCTACAGCTCTTAAAAAGGCATTGTTGATATTAACTCCATTGTGTAAATTCAAACATTTTCTATTTACATCACCACCAGATTCTTTTCTCATAACCATAAACTCTTCAATCTCTGGATGGCTAATGTCAGTATAAGCAGCATAGCTACCACGTCTAGTTACTCCTTGATTGAATGCTAACATTTCTGAATCAACAACTTTCATAAAAGGTATTGAGCCAGTAGACTTACTACCATTACTTGTAGAAGTTCCGTCACTTCTAACATCACCCCAGTAACCTCCTATACCTCCACCAGAACTAGCAAGTCTGGCATTTTCTTTGAAGTGGTCTGTTAATTCATCTATTGAATCACCTACATAATTTAAAAAACAACTAATAGGTAATCCTCTTGTCGTTCCTCCATTAGATAAAATAGGAGTAGAAAACATAAACCAAAGGTCAGAGGCATAATTATAAATACGCTGTGCCATAGCATAATCTGTTTCTTCTTGAAAGGTACTAGCATAAACAGCAGCTCTAGCAAAAGCTTCTTGAGGAGAGCTTTCTTCTTGCCATAAATATCTATCTCTTAATGTGTCTATACTAAACTTATCTAACTTTTTATCTTTATCATAATTAATTATTATTCCTAAGTAAGGAACTTCGCCTTTCTTATCACTCATCTTTTGCCTCTAAAAGTTTTAACAATCTTTTTTCATACCACTCTGCTTTCTTTAAATCTTGTATGCCATTTTTGTATCTAAATCGCCATCTATATTTTTGTGAGTTACCTCTTAAGTAACCTATAAATTCTTCTTTAGATAACATTGCTTCAATAGCATCAATACATTCTATGCTTCCTTGATTGTAATGTTCTGGATTATTAACAAGGTCGCCTATTGTTTTATATTTCATTACTTATCCAATCCTCCTCGGGTAATTTAGTTTCGCTAAACCAACGAAATCCATTTTTCTCTGCCCACTCAGCGTGAGTTCTTTTAGTTTTATCTCTTCTTACTTTAGCTCCGGGCATAGGAGCATAAGGTTTCTGAAAGAAAAAGACTAGTTCAATATTATCTGGTAAAGCTTTTTTAATATGCACGTACTTACTATACTCTGCAAAATCCCAAAACCTGCCTTTTGCTTCAATTAAAATAATTTTACCATCATCAAATTTACGAACAAAATCAGGTTCGTATTTATGTTCAATAACATAATCTATTGTTTCCCAATGATGTCGCCAATCGGCAAATAGTCTTTGATGTAATTCATATTCCCAGTGACTATCATAACCTCTAGGAACTCCTAATTCTTTTTTAGGTCTAGGTTTTCTTGGTTTTCTTTTTGGCATGGGCTATCACTGTTGAGTCATAATTTTTAACTAACTTCCAATACTCTAAAATATTGTTAAACATAGCCAAGTGTTTTGAATGAGATTCTTTATCCCAAACATGATATAAAATAATATCTGTATTTTTTCTATCAACAAAAATAGATATTCGTTCTACATCATCAAAGTTACAACCTTGAGCATAAGCTGATAGTTGCATACCATGTTCATCATAAACTAATCTTGCAGGGTCTTTGCCTTCTAAATTATCTTTTGTTTTAAAGTCTATAAAGATTCCAGAGTTAGAGTATAAGTCTATCTTACCACCATAACCAGAGTCAGCACAAAAAGAATCTTCTGCAATCCATTCTTCATTCGGATAATTTTCATCTAACCATGATTTAATAATATTGTAAGGTTTAGTTTTTCTTTTTCCTAAAAATCCTCTTTCAATCATGGCATGAATCTTTGTACCTTCACTAGCAGCTTTTAAACTAATTTGTTTAGAATCCTGTTTACAACGATAAGTAAAAGATTCAAGTGATTCATCTTCATATCTTTCTAAAGATAATGCTGATTTTAAAGCTTGGTCTATCTTCCAATTCTCTAAAGATGGTTTGGCTATCATGCCAATAATAGTAGTAACAGACGGTACAAGACCTAAAGATTTAGCATCTCTAAGTGTTGTATTTCTTTCTTTGCCATTAGCACCAATGATAGTATACATTGGTTCACCATCTTGGTCGTACCAGTGTCCTGATTCAGATGTGAACTTATTATAATTATCTTTTACTAGATTGTCAAGTTTATCGTTATTCTTGTTTGTCATTGTCTAGCTCTTCAAAAGTTTTAAATACATCAGAAGTAAATAATTTTTGTATATTAACAAGATACATTCTACTTGCATTGTGGTCGCCACCACTTACTGACTTTAAATAATCTAATTTTTTTACTAGCTTTTTAAGTTTAGGTACATCAAATACTAACGTGCAAAATATTTCATCACCAATACAAAGATTATGAAACCAAAAGTCTGCCTCAGTTGCTTCAATACCCGAAGGTTTACCATAAGATTGATATTCTATACAGATATTACCAGTCTCCATCCATTTACCTCGTTCAGATTTAACTTCAATCTTTTTATTAGTTAGCATATCTGCTATCTTATCTTCACGAATAGAACCAAACTGCAAATCTATATCAAACTTTTTTCTGTCTTTTTTAATGGGTTTCATTAGAATCTCCTCTATGATTTACAAATTTTATATTTTGTGTATCTGGATTATATCCTAATATCTTTACTCCTAATTTTTTTTGTTTAGATGTTCTTTGTTTAGTAGCATAATTTCCTACTAAAGTTTTAACATCTATTAAACTAACATTATTTTTTTTATCTATTGCTACAATATCTACTGGTCCATCACAACCACAATTTCTAAAAACTTCATAACCTTTTTCTAACAAAAAAGTAACTGCTTTTAATTCTGCAATATCTCCTTTTCTACTATGTGATTTAATGGGTTTCATACCAACTTTCTCCGACTTTAAATTCACCGTCTAGAGGACATCTTAAATTAAAATGGTCTCCCGCTTTATGTATAGATTGTACACCAACTGTACCTACCGCTTCAACCTGAGTTTCTCTAACTTGTATCTGCCATTCATCATGAATGTTGGCAACAAATTTAGCATCGAAAGTATTTAACTTAATTAAATTGTAAAGTATATCCATAGCTTGTTTCATAACTATAGCACCTCCACCTTGAAGTAAAGTGTTCAAAGCTGAATGCTCACTTCTTACAAATAACTTACGACCATCTAACCCTTTTAGATATCCTCGTTGAGCAGCCTTTTTTACTTTATCAGTCAAAGTATCAAGAGCAGGTAAGTTAGTTAAAAATCTATTTCTTATTTCTGTGCCTTCGGTCTTAGAAGCATTAAGAATCTTACCAAGTTTAGCATCTCCTGCACCATAAATTAGTGCATAGATAAAAGTTTTAGCTTGGTCTCTACTATCTAGTCCTGCTAGTTTTTGATTAGTAGTATGAATATCACCATGTAAAATCTCATTGATATAATCTTTATCATCCATATAATGAGCTAACATTCTTAACTCAAGACCACTAGCATCAATACCTACTAATTTATATCCTTCAGGCACAATCCAACAAGACCTACATTCTTTTCCATAAGGACTAGAAACACTAGGCACTTGAGCCATATTAGGATTTCTGTGGGTCATACGACCAGTAATAGTACCGTTAGATATTACTTTACCATGCACACGTTCACCTTGTAACTCATCTATCCACGAAGATATTTGATCCC